GCTCGTGTATTTCACCGCAGCCGAGCTCCCGATCACGCCGGACGCGGAGTAGCCGATGGCGGAGCCGAGGCTCTTTGATCGCCGGTGCAGGCTGGTCGTGGGCCTGCCTCAGACGGACTACAGCACCGTCGCACCCGACGCGATCGAGGTCGACGGCCTGCGCGTGCAGTTCAAGGTCGTGAAGACCGACACGAAAGAGCCGAACACCGCCGAAGTCTCCGTGTGGAACCTCTCGCCGGAGTCGCGGGCGATCGTCTCGGCCAAGGGATCGAAGCTGCTCGTGATCGCGGGCTACGCCGACACGGTGCGGCAGGTTTTCACCGGCGACGTGCGGCTGGTGGACCACACGCGCGACGGCGCGCACTGGGTCACGAAGCTGCAGGCGGGGGACGGCGAACGCGCCTACCTCTACGCGCAGGCCTCGGACTCGTTCAAGTCCGGCACCCCTGCGCTCGTGGTCGCCGAGCGGCTCGCAAGCCTGCTCGGGCTCGACCCGGGCAACCTCGCGGGCGAGGTCGCGCTGGCAGCGGTGACGTTCACACAGGGCTACAGCGCGCGGGGCCGGGTGTCGGCCGAGCTCGACCGGCTGCTCAAGGGGCTGGGCCTCGCGTGGTCGATCCAGGACGGGCGCCTTCAAGTGCTCGCGCCTGGTGCGGCCGCGCCTGGCGCAACCTCGATCGAAATCTCTCCGACGACAGGCCTCGTCGGGTCTCCGGAGCACGGGTCGGCGCCGGAGAAGGGCAAGCCGGCCGTCCTCAGCGTCAAAAGCCTGCTCCTGCCAGAGCTCCGGCCCGGCTCGCGCTTCTCCCTCGTGTCGGAGTCCGCCACGGGCGGCTACGTCGCGAGCAAGGTCGAGCACACCGGCGACACCGCCGGGGGCGAGTGGTACACCACCGTGGAAGCCTCGCTCCTGTAGGACACAGCCCCATGCCGCGCACGCCCACCCTTGCCGACGTCGTCCGGGCCGCGATCGACGCACGGCTGCTGGACGTGCACACGTCGCTGCCTGCCCGGGTCGTGCGGTACGACGCAGCGCGGTGCCTCGTGGACGCGGCACCGCTTGTGCGCGCCCCGGTGGTCGACGAGCAAGGGCGCGTCACGTACACGCAGCTCCCTGTGGTGCCGAACGTGCCGGTGGCGTTCCCGCAAGGGGGCGGTTTCCGGCTGACTTTCCCGATCGCCGTCGGTGACACGGTGTGGCTCTCCTTTTCGGAGGCGTCGCTCGAGCGGTGGCTGCAGTTCGGCGGCGAGGTCAGCCCCGAGGATCCCCGGCGCTTCGCTTTGACCGACGCCGTCGCGCTCCCGGGCGTCCGCGCGCTGGCCGGTGGCGATGCGGTGACGGCGGCTTCTGAGGACGGCTGCGTCCTCGAGCTGGTCGGCGGCTCCGCAAAACTAAGGCTCAAGGCGGGCGGCACCGTGGAGCTCGGCACGTCGGGGGCGCAGGCGCTCGCGCTCGCCTCCAAAGTCGCGACCGAGCTCGGCACCCTGAAGGCCGCAATCAACGCCGCGCCCGTCTTGCCGGGTGACGGCGGCGCCGTGTTCAAGGCGTCCCTCGTGGCGGCGCTCGCCGCGTGGCCCTCCTCTGTCGCCTCCGCGCGCGTCGGGACGGACTCGTGAGCACCAACCGCGACCTGAAGATCGACTCGGCGACGGGCGACCTTGTGCTCGACGGCGCCGACCTCGTCATCGTGGCGGACGGCGCTGCCATCGCGCAGGCCACTCGCGCGCGGCTGCGACTCTTCCGGGGCGAGTGGTTCGCGGACCTCGACGCAGGCGTGCCCTGGTTCACCGAGGTGCTCGTGAAGAACCCGAACCTCGTCGGCATCCGCGCGACGCTTCGAGGCACGATCGCGGACACCGTGGGCGTTGCCACGATCGAGACGTTCGACCTGGCGTTCGACTCGGCGACTCGCACGCTCGACCTGACTTTCAGCCTGACGACGGACGCGGGCGAGCTCCTGCGCTTCAATGAGAAGCTCTCCCCGACGCCCGAGGTGACGTGACATGCCCTACGGATTGACCGCCACCGGCTTCGTGCCCAAGCCCTACGAGCAAGTGCTCGCCGACATCCAGGCCGACATGCGCTCCTCGTTCGGCGACTCGATCGACCTGTCGCCCGACTCCGTCTTCGGGCAGCTCGCCGGGATCGTCGCGGAGCGCGTCTCTGAGGTCTGGGACGCCGCGCAGGCGGTCTTCAACGCTTTCGTGCCTGACGCCTCCACCGGCGCAGGCCTCGACGCGCTCGCGGCGGTCACGGGCACCCTGCGTCTGCCGGCGACGAAGTCGACCGTGACCCTCACGGCGACGGGCACGGTCGGCACCGCGCTCCCTGCAGGCCGACAGGCGTCGGTCGCCGTGACGCTCGCGCGCTTCCAGACGCTCGCCGACGCGGTGCTCCTCGCCGCCCCCGTGTGGGGCGCCGCGTCGCCCTACGTCGCGGGCAACCGCGTCTCGAACGCAGCGCGGGTGTACCAGTGCGCCGTGGCCGGCACGTCGGCGGGCGCTGGCGGGCCGACCTCGACCTCAACGGCGATCACGGACGGCACGGTGACGTGGCGCTACCTGGGCGAGGGCCTGGGTGTGGTCGACGCCGACGCGAAGTGCACCGTCACCGGCCCCACGATCGCCGCGGCCTACTCGATCGCCACGATCGAGACGCCTGTGTCCGGCTGGTCGACCGTCACGAACCTGGCGCTGGCCGTCACAGGGCGCGACCTTGAGACCGACGCAAACCTGCGCATCCGCCGCGAGGCCGACCTGCAGGCCACGGGCGGCGGCGCGGTGCAGCAGATCCGAGAGGCCGTCGCGACCGTCGCGGCCGTCACCGAGGTGACGGTCTACGAAAACACCACCGACGCCACGGTCGACTCGATCCCGCCGCACGCCGTCGAGGTCGTCGTGCTCGGGGGTGTGTCCGCCGACGTCCTCGCCGCGATCTTCGCAGCCGTGGCGGCGGGCATCGCCACCTACGGCTCCAGCTCCGGCACGGTCACGGACTCAATGGGCATCGCGCACACGGTGTATTTCTCGCGGCCGACCGCGGTGCCGGTGTACTTCGCGATCGCGCTCTTGAAGGACGCGGACGCGTACCCGATCGACGGCGACGCGCAAGTCAAAGCGGCGATCGTCGCCTACGGCGCGACCTTCCGCACCGGCTGGGACGTTCGTTCAAGCGCCTTCGCCGCGCGTCTTTTCTCGATCGCCGGCGTGCTCGACGTGACGCAGGCTTTCCTCGGCGCGGCGCCCGCGCCCGGGACCGACACGACGATTGTGACCAGCTCGCGCCAGCTCGCGACGTTCGCCACCGCGAACGTCTCGGTCAGCTCTTCAGACGCAGCCCCGTAGGAGCCGCTCGTGGCCTTTGCGCAGATCACCGACCACGAAGTGCAGGCACTGGCCCGGCTGGCCGTGCAGTACGCCGACGCGCCCCGCGTGCGCGCCCTCGTGTCGGCGGGTGCGAGCGCGGTGCAGACCGCCGAGGACGTGCTCTGGCAGCTCTTCACGGGACGCCTGCTCGATAGCGCCACTGGCACGCAGCTCGACAACCTCGGGGCCGTCGTCGGGCAGAGTCGAGGCGGCGGCACTGAGGCGCAGTTCAAGGCGTTGATCCGGGGGCGCATCCTCGCAAACCGCTCGGACAACACGCCCGAGGCGCTGCTCGGGATCGTGCGGGCCGTGCTCGACGACGTGTCTGTCGTCGCGACGCTCACGCGGTACGCGCCCGCGTCTTTTGTGATCGACGTCTCGGGGCCGGTGTCCGCCTTGATCGCGAAGACCCTCGCCTCGATGCTGGCCGACGCTCGCGCGGCGGGTGTCGGCGGGTCGCTGGTGACGTCGACCGAGGTCGCTGCAGAGACGTTTGCCTTCGGCTTCCCGTGCGACTTCTTGACGGCGCTCACCGGCGCAGGCGCAGGCACGCTGGTCGTCGCTGGCGACGCAGAGCTGTTCCCCGCGTCGGGCACGCTGCGAATCGACGAGGGCACCCTCGTCGCAGAGGACCGCGCGTACACCTCGCGCGAGGGCGCGACCTTCACGCTGACCGGCGTGACCGCCAACGCACACCCCGCCAACGCCAGTGTCTCGCCGGTGAGCGACACGAGCGGCGCGGGCTTCGGCGACTCCACAGACCCCCTGACCGGTGGCGTTTTCGCCGGTACACTCACAGCCTGAGAGGACGAACCCCATGCCCCAAAAACCTACTGACCTTCCGCGCTGGGCCGACGTCGGCGGCGACATCGTCGAGCCGTCGAGCGGCAAGAAGGACGTCGGCTGGGTGCCGGACGAG